GCCGGGCTCCGTCTGCTTCTGGCTTTGTGGGATTCAGTTACCCGATGTGGCCTGGAAGCGTTCGTTGGCGAGCTGACTCGCCAGTTTGAGGGGGTTCTCGACGGTGTCCCAGTCGATCGGCTTGCCGCCACTCATGGGGTCACCTCCGGTCACGATGGTCGGATGCGGCTTGCCGCCTCGGAGGGCCTCACGGTAGTCCTCGACGGCCTTGGCCTGGAGCGCCTCGATGCGCTTGGTCAGGACGGTGTGGGCTCCTGCGAGAGACCCACCCGCCTCGGGGTCGTGCTGGGCGACGTGGATGAGCTGCACGAGAGCATCGCTGCCCTCCTTGTACGCCGGGTCCAGGCCGGAGGCTTCGTCGAAGATGGCCCGGACCTTCTGATCACGGGAGCTGGCCTGGTCACGCTCGGCCAGCTTCTGCTGCACGAGCGCCTCGACCTGCTGAGGGGTGATCGTCGGGTTGTCCTCGGCCGACTGGATCTCCTCGGCGGCCTTGGTGCTGATGCCCAGCCGCTCACCGAGACGATCGGCGACTCCGGCGAAGGCCTTGTGAGCCTTCTCCGGGTTGGAGTTGAGGTCGGCGGCCATGTTGAGGAAGCGCTGACGCTCATCGGGCTTGAAGCCCTCGAAGGCCGACTCGTACTCCCGAAGCTGCGTGCGGTAGTTGGCCGCCTCGCTGCGGAGCCCGGACACGTAGGCCTGGTCGAAGGTCTTGCCTTCTTCGCCCTCGGGAGCGCCTGCGGGCTCTGCGGATGCGGCGGCAGCGGCGGCTGCGTCACCCGCATCACCGAGCCCGGCATCGTCGTTGCCTCCCCCCACGCCACCTCGGGCGGTGAGGTCGGCGGCACGCATGGAACGGTTGGACATAGTCGGATCTCCTGGATCACTGGGGGCTTGTCTGCTGCTCAGTGTAGCAGAATCAGCCGAGCTGCTGTAGCGAGGCCATCAGCTCGTCGGTCGCCTGATCGACGGTGAGCCCGGGGGCGCCCATCGGTCCGGGCGGCAGAGCGTTCTGCATGTCCGGAGGAGCCTGGCCTTGACCGGGCACTGTCATTTCCACCGGAGCGACGACCGGGCCTTCGCTGGCGGTCGGGGCCTCGGCGAGCGCCGGGTCGATGGCGCCCATGGCTCGGCCACGTCCCATCTCCTGGGCAGCGAGTACCTCGTGGGCCTTGATGTGGTCGTCGACCAGCTCCTGGCCTTCCTCGTCGAGCATCTCGTAGTCGATCGTCTTGCGGTAGACGTTGTGCTCGTGGATGTGGGCGGCGTGATCGTCGAAGTCCTTGGGCTCGGACTGGCGGTTGTGGCCGAAGTTGGCGTTCTCACGACGAGCTCGGTCGACGTCCGGCGAGGTGACGGCGAGGATGTCCCGCTGGCCGGGCAGCTCGGCCACGGCGATGAACTCGGGGATCGTGGTGATGAGCTGAGCCTGGAGCATATCCTTGGCCATCTCCATCTGAGCCGCTCGGGAACGGGGAAGGATGGCGTCCTCGGGAACGGAGGCTCGGGTCTGGCCCTTGAAGTCCTCGCCGTTCCACTGGATGCTCATGGGGCTGTTGCCGGGGACGTTGACCAGGCTCTTGCGCTTGATCTTGGTCTTCATCGTCTCCTGCTCGTAGATTTCGAGCACGAGCGTGCCGAGACGGCTGAATGCCCCGGCAGCTTCCTTGGTCAGGCGAGAGGTCGGCGTGTTGTCCTTCTCGGCGAGGATCGTCAGACCGAACCCCGACTCGATGTTGGCCGGAGCGTCACCACGAGAGATGGCGTGGACGCCCATGATGTCGTCGATCTCGGCAGCGAGCCGGTCCGGCTGCTGAATCCACCACTCGGGCATCTGGGGCGGCGAGAGGTAGGAGGGCTTGACCGGCAGAGCGTCGTTGTAGGGGAGCAGTTCGCCTGCGAGATCCGTGGCGTCATTCATGATGTCGATGGACGACATCGGGATGAGGAGCCGGGCGTTGCCGGCCAGCTTCATGTGCTCGACGATCGAAGACCACGAGACGTTGAGGAGGGTCTGGACGGGGCGGGCGGCCGTGAGTACGGTGTCGCCGGTCCAGCGATTCTCCCTCGGGGTCTCCCGGATGATGACGAGATTCAGGCGGTCCTTGAACGGGAACGGCCAGTCGACCTTCTCGACGACCTCGTTGTCCACGACGGTGCAGACCATTCCCTCGGGGTCGTCGTCACTCGGGCGCTGGTAGTATGTGAGCACGAGCGTGAGGTCGATGCTCTCGGAGTCGGAGCCCCGGTCGTAGCTCATGAGCTTGCGGTGGAACGGAGCGAGCCCAGCCGTAGCGTCGGAGGGCGGCAGCTCTTCGAGGTCGTACATGTCCTTGACCTCGCCGGGCGGCAGGGCCACGGCACGAATCCACCAGCGGGCACGCTCGGGGTAGCGGGCGCCGGGCTCGACGCAGAACTGCGTGATGTTCATGTGCTGCTCGTAGGTGTCGCCCTCCTTGACCGGCGAGTCGCCGGGCGTGTTGTCGGACATGATCTCGCCGGCGGTCTTGTCCCAGTCGACACAGATGGCGGCGGTGCCACCCTTCCACACGGCGTAGTAGAGATCTTCTCGGAGGGTCTCCCACTGGTGGTAGTCGGCGACGGAGCGGATGACGGACTCAGCGAGCTTGGCGCCCCGGATGTGAGAGTCGTCGACCTCGGTCGGCATGACCTCGAAGTGCAGCGCCCGCTGCATGAGGGTCGAGATGATCGTGCGGGTGTTCGGCCACAGCCGGTTGATCGTGGCCCGGACACGATCGGGGTCGTCCGGGACCTCGTCGAGCTGGCCGGAGATCTTGGACGGGAACAGCCACTGGTTGCCGTGGAGGTACGAGTGGTTCAGCCAGTAGTCCTGCATCTCGGTGCGGAGCCCGGAGATGGCGTCCTGGTAGAGATAGCGCACCTCGCCCGCCTGGTCGACCTCTCCGCTCTGAAACGTGCTCTGGAACGTGCGAGTCTCCTGCGCTCCGTCCTTGTTGCGCTTCCGGGTCGGTCGATCAGCCATGAGGCCTATTGTAGCACCCTAGCCTCAGACGCCATGCGGCTTCGACCGGCCGAAAGGGTTGGCGGCGGAGAACTCGGGAGCGGTGCCCCTCGCTTCCTTCCGCATCTTGAGCTGGTCCTCGACCAGCTTGCGCTGCTCGGTCGGGGTCGGGGCGGCGACACGGCGAGCGGCGTCGGTGGCGCCGTTCTTCTGGAGGAGGGCGGCCGTCAGACGGCGGCGCTCCTCGGCACCCGAGCGAAGCATGTAGAGGATCACGCCAGTGAGGGCGAGAGCCACCAGGGCGAGCGCCCCGATGGCGATCACGAGTCGACCTCGTCGAACTCGGCCCATGCGTCGATCACGGCCTCGGCCTTCCCGAGCCTGCGCCGGGCCTCGGCCAGCTCCTCTTCCAGTTCGAGCTGACGGGCGATGGCCTTGTCGGCCTCGTTGGCCTCGACGAGCCCGGCGATCCTGCCGAGCTGGAGCGCCGAGTCGAGACAGATGTCGTAGAACCCTTCCATGTCGATGAGCGCACCACGGAAGACAGGCTCGCCGGGGCGCTTGGGCTGGCCGGAGGTCGAGCACCGATGCTCACGGCTGGAGCCGTCGAAGTCGGGGATGCGGGTCCACTCGGCGAGGGACGGGGGAACGATCATCTGGTTCATGGGATCTCCTGAGGGGGTCACCGTCAGTGTAGCAGCCCCGCAGGTCTGTGCCCGGATATGTCCCCTGAGAGGGTAGTTTCGGGCACATAGCTACGTATTCGGCATCCGTCACCAGCGCCCGATGCCGGGGAGACGAGCACGGCGCCCGGGGCGGTTCTTGCGAGCCAGCTCCTTGCGGTGGGCAATGGCAATCTCCATCGGCGTCTCCGGATCCTTCGGCTTGTGAAGGTACGCCGGAAGCGTGAGGAAAACCTGGACCCCGTAGGCAGCGGTGTCGACCTGGTCGTCCCACCGACCGTTGGGGAACTTCGTCAGCTCGGCCTCGAACCCTTTGAGCCATTCGGCATCCTTCGGGAACCAGACGTGCTCGTTGCGGATCTCCTGCTGGAGCGGCATGATCCGCACCAGCGGATTCTGGTCGCCGTCGAGCGGCGCCACCACGATGCCCCGGGCCTTCTTGAGCCCACCGATCAGGTTGGTGCCGTAGGTCTTGTTCTCGATGTGAAGCACCCGGACGCCCCACTTCTTGTACCACGAGATGATGTGCTCCTCGTGATTCTCCGTCGTGATCCGCAGGCGCTCGACGCCCACGAGGATCAGATGGCGAGGCGTCGTCGGGCTCACGTCCCAGACGCACATGACCGTCCAATCTGCAGTCTTCTTGTCTGACGCTGCCAGGTCAAGAGTGGCGAACCGGTAGCACTGCGAGGCCAGGATCATCTGGACCTCGCCGTTCTCTTTCTGGAGGGCGTAGATCGTCTCGTCCTCCTCGGTCTCCGCCGTGTAGTAGCGGAACGGCCGCTTGATGATGTTGCCCTCTTCGAGACTCGGGTGCCCCTGGTACATGGCCTCGAACCACAGGGCGTTCGCCTTGCGGACCTCGTTCAGCTCACGCTTCGGCACACGGGCCGGGCACAGGGCCGAGCCCTCAATGCGGCCGAGCGGGTCGGACGGTTCTTCGTCGTTGGGCTCGAAGATCGCCATGAGGTTCATCTGGCACCAGATGTTGCCGATCACCGGAGGCTCCGGGACCAGGCGCCCGTGAAGGTCGTCCTCGTGCCAGCGGGTCGACATCAGGATCACACGGCCGGGGGTCCCGTCCTCCCACGGCTCACGCCGGGTGTAGAGGGTGGACGCCCACCAGTTGCCGTGGCTTTCCCGGGTCGTCGCCGAGAGGGCCTCCTCGTGGTTCTTGATCGGGTCGTCGACCACGATGAGCTGGCCGCCCCTGCCGGTGAGGGTACCGCCGACGCCGGCACAGCGCATGTAGCCTCGCTGGCCTTCGAGCATCCACGAGCCCTTGGAGGCGTTGCGCCCGCCCGTGATCGAGATGCCGAACTCGGGGTGGTCGACAATGTGGTTGCGGACAAGCCCACCCCAGTCCCCGGCGAAGGACTCGTTGTAGGAGGCGAGAAGCACGCTGTACTGCGGGTAGTTCGAGAGGAACCAGGCGGGCAGATGCTCGGACACGAGGTAGCTTTTGCCGTGGCGGGGCGGCATCGAGATGGCGAAGTTGTAGATCGGCCGGTCGCCTCGGACCGGATGCACGAGGATCAGGAAACCGTCCTCGTCGTAGGCGAACCCGTCGGCGCACGCCTTGAGGTGCGGGATGGCGTCCACGTTCTCGACGTCATCGTAGGCGGAGTCCTGGCTGGTCCAGCCGTGGATGATCGGCTCGACCGCCTCGGAAACGAACATATCAACTGTGAGCTGGACGGGGTCTGGCCCCGGCCCGTCGAAGAAGAGGTTGCCGTTGAGCTGAGCCATCAGCCACTGGTTCAGAAGCTCGACGTGCTTGAAGCGCTTGGCGCCCGAGACCGTGACGGCGTAGTCGAGCGGGGTGAGAAGCTGGAGGTGCAGCTCGGTCGCCCGGACGACCATCTCCAGCTCCTGAGGCGTGGCAACGGCGAGGTCCTCCTCGGGGAAGCTCAGGAGGGTGGCCCGGTCCTGCGGGGTCACTCGTCGAACCTCTTGCGGGCCTCGTCGAGTGACACCGCTCTGTCAAGTTCGAGCTGCTCGGCAACCGCATCGGTCACGGGGGTGCCTTCGACGTCTATGACGGAGGAGTCGTCGTCGGCGGCCAGATTCAGGCGGCGCTCGGTCAGCGTGGCCTGAAGCTCGGCGAGCCGGGTGTCGAGCTGGTTGCGGGACAGCTCAACCGCCGCAGGTGTAGCGTCAATCTCGACCCGTTGAAGCTGGCGCCAGTTCGAGGAAGCGTAGGCTTTCGTCCACATTTCCGCCGCACGAAGGTCGCCTTGAAGAGCGAGATCGTAGACCATCTTCTCGACAGGCTCGGCGGCCTCACGAGTGGAGTTGTCCATATCCCACTTGAAGTCGGGATCGTGTTGTCGACGGCGCTCGATCGTCCGGTAGTGGACACCGACGGTGCGAGCGGCCGTGCGCTTCATGTGCCCCGTGCGGAGCAGTTCGAGAAAGCGCTCACGCCTGGTCTCGTCGAAACGGAGATTCCCGTGAGGGGGCATGGGGCCTCGGGTCAGGCGGTGGCGCCGGGCTGAAGTTCGAGCACCCGGACGTCTGAGGAGGTGGCAGCGATCGCATGGAGCACAGCGATCGGGGCCAGGTCAAAGACCATGGGCGAGGATTCCAGCGACAGCGGGAGCCCGTTGGCCGCCGTCAGCCCCGAGTCGCCGCCGATGAACACGTCCTCGGCGCCATCGAGGGTGTAGACGTACACCCGTCGAGGATACTTGCGGGCCGGTGCGATCTCGATGCCACCAGAGGTGTTGTCGACGGTGAACGTGTTGCCCTGGACGGTGGGACCTGTGTGAGCTGCCATACGTCAGAGTGTAGCACAGCGTCGGGGGCGAGGAAATGTGTCGGTTTCGACTCGTGCGTATGCGGCACTGTGTTATAGGTGAGCTGATTTGGTGTGGCTTGGGCGTACAGCCGACTGGAGGAGGAGGGGGGTCCCTCAAGGGGGGTGTCCCCCACCCCCCTGGGGGTG